AGTTTAGTTTTCTCTCTGATACCTTCGTCTAACTGACTAGAAAACTTTTTTTGAGCAGCTATAGCGTCTTCAGCTTTATCAAGAATAACTTCTTGTTGCTGTCTTATAGCACCTTTTGCTCCAAAAGAAGGCCCAACTACGTCTCTATAAAACTGGTGTATAAAACCTTCCACACCTGTAGGCGAACTAGCAGCAAGAGTTAACGGAACAAAGTCTCCGTCCATGTCAACAAGATCACCTTCAACTCTTCGCTTAGTCAGTGCGTTAGCAACAGCGCCGCCACCAGCAGTAACCGCTTTTACTGCTCCGTAACCAAGACCACCACCAACGGCACCTATACCAGCGCCTTCTAATCGTTGTCCTTCTGCAGCTTCTCCTGCACCATAGATTGCACCTGTACCGACAGCACCAGCAGCAGCAGTCTTTGTTGGGCCTAAACGAGCAGCCACAGCAGCAGGAGCCTTTAAAGCCATAGCAGGAGAAACAAGACCACCAGCTACGTCGGCAGCTAAGGCAGCACCTGCTTGTCGTTGTTTAAACTCAGCTTGTTGAGCGTCGTACTCTTTTTTAAGCTTTTTGTACTGCTCTTTTGAGGTTGTTTCTAAATCATAGTAAGGATAAGTAATGTTTGCATTTATGAAAGCAGAAACCCACAAACTTGCTTCATCACCCCAACCTAAAGCGGCACTTGAGAAGAAACGCTGTGCAGCAGCGAGTGAGTCTTCAGAAGACCAGGCTGTTTCCTCAAGCTCTAGTTCTTCTCTAGACTTACTGTTTTGAGCCATAGCTTCATCAAGAGCATTCCTAATTTCTTCTTTCTTTGCGTCAGGAAGCCCTGCTGAAGAAGCAACAGGTGTATTTGTCGGTGTTTGAGAAGTATCTCTAAACCCTTGTAGTAAAGCGTCAGACATTTGTCACCTCTTACTGAAATTTAATTTCGTTTTCATCAAGAAATCTTAAGTACCTGCTGTTTTCTAAACCTCTTTGCGTCAACAAGCCTAAATAATCCGTGTCAAATACTGCTATAGTAGGGTCGGCTTGTGCCTTTTGTCTGGATTGGTTTTGAAGCCTTGCTTGCTCTTCTTGAACAAAAGCAACCATTGCGTCAGCAGCAACTGTATCGCCTGCTTCTCTAAGCTTAGCTGCTTCTCCTAAATAAAAATCTAGTTGCTGAATAACAGGACCAAAGTCGTCCTTTACTGCTTGTATCTTTTTATCAAGACCTTTTACAGCAGCGTATCGTTCATAACCTAGTGCAGTAGGATCTCTGGTTTGCTCAATCCAACGAGTTTTACCTTCAATGTACTCTTGATGCGCTTGTTTTATTTTAAGCATGCCTCTTAAAGCAGAAATACGTTCTTGCGGACTGTAGTCTTTTAAATCAGGACTGGCGTTCAACGCAAGCTGTACGTCTCTATCTGAAGCAGGTCCACGTGGTAAAAGAGCAATAGCCTGTTGCATTTGAACTTCGTTAAGGCTTGTTCTAAACGATGTAATTTCATCACCAAGACCTGCAATGTCCGATACAGCAAAGTCCCTAACGTCACCTAAAATACCACCAACATTATACCAAGGCTCTTCTGCAGCTACTCTTTCCGCTTCATTCAAAAGATTACTAAATTTAGTAACGTCAGCAGACGCCGTGTTTCCTTCCTTTACTACATCTCTATAAAGTCCAGAACCTTCAGCAGTGTAGTAAAACTCTGCTCGCTCTTCTGCAAGAGTCTTTTTACCGTCTTCATCAACAGGTTTTTCACCTATTTTAACTCTGCCTAGTTCTTTTCCGTCATAAGGATCTAAACTTACACTGTACGTTACTGTCTTACCTTTTTCTAAAACTTCTTCAGTTACGACATTAGCTTTTGCTTTTGTGCCTTTAGCTGTTGGCCCTAAAAACTTTCTTAAGCCTTCAAAATCTTGAGTATCAACTAAAGACCTAACAAAAGCTTCACTACTAACCGGATCTTCACTTTTGGCAGCTTTTATAAAAGCAGCGGACGTTAGACGCTTGACTGCCTCTTGTTCTCTGGACAAACGTGCTTCTTCTTCAGTTCGCTTTTTAGTAGCTCTACCACGCTCTTGTGCAGCTGCTATTTGCTCAGGTGTAGCACCTAAGCCAACAAGAGAACCAATAGCGTCTTGGTAATCACGGCCTTCCGCTACTGCCTGTTCCAAACCAAATAAACCACCAGTAACGCCACGTTGAGTTTGCTCACGTTGTTCCTTCATTCGCTGTGACGCTCTAGTCATAGCAGGACCAGCTGCTGCTGCTCTACCTATGTCATATAGGTTTTGACCAAATGTAGGCTGCATAAGACCCTGTATTAGTCCTTTTGAAAACGTAGCCATCTTAGCCTCCTATGCCTAGTAGATCAAACAGTGGGTTAACAATCTCAGTAACACCGCCACCCATGCCAACTTGCTGTGGTGTCAACAGTCCTGACAGGAGACCAGTACCTAGTTGACCATAGAGGTTAGCTTGTCCAAGACCTGAACCAAGCAGTGCCTCAAGTCCACCCATTTGTGCTTCACCAAACAAACCAGCGCCAGTCAGCTGACCACGTTGCGCCATTTGTGCAGCTGGCATGCCTGCTTGTAGGACGTTCAATGCTTGCGCTTGAGGTGTATAACCAGCACCCATGAACTGACCACCTAGCTGTGCCTGCTGCATCTGCTCAGCTTGCGCCTGTTGCATTGCACTTAGCATCGCCTGGTTACGTGCTTCTTCCTGAGCCTTAGCCAAAGCAAACTGCTCAGGAGCGCCTCCGAACTGCGCCGTACGCAAACCTAAGCGTCCTTGTGCCGCTAGACGCTCTTCAGTAGCAAGCCTCTGACGTTCCTCTTCAGGACGCTGTGCTTCCCTAATGCGTTCAAAAACAGCCTGCTCACGTGCCTGCGTAGGTTGCATAGCCTGTTGATAAAACTGACCTGCACCTCCAAACATCTGCTGTTGGAATGCTTGTTCCTCTGGAGACAAACCTACAGTAAGACCGCCTTGAGGAGTAGTAGTTAATGCTCCTCCTGTTCCTGTCGTTACTGTGAAGGGCATAAAGCGTGTTTGCTCTACACCAGTAGTAGCAATGTCGCCTGCTTCCCTTCTTGCTTGTTCACCTATGTCGCCAAGGCGTTGATAAGCTTTACCTGTAAGTAAACCACCAGCGCCTAAAGCACCTAAACCCAATAATTGTCTTAATGTGTCGCTCATAGTAATTTACCCATTAAAGCCATTACGTTGATCTCCTGTAGTGACAGCTGTGAACCGTCAATCTCTGCTTCTAAACCTACAACAATACTAGTTCCGTAGCCTGTTGCATTTAAACTTCTTTGGTTGGTTAAAGCGCCACCTGTAAATTCCACAGTTGTGTACTCACTCTCACCGAAGAAACCAGTAATCTGGTCTCCTACCGTAAACTCTGCTGTTGCGTACGTGCCTTTGAAGTCGTACGCCCACTTCATAAATACTGTTGCGTTGTTCGCACCAACAAGTGTAGGCTTTAGCTTCTTCAAGATTTTGACTCTGGAACTGTCACCAAATGTCAAACTTGGGCTGTAGTACTTAAAGCGGTAGCCTAAACCGTTGTCCTGATAACCTATGTATTCGCTAATGCCTTCGGACGTGCCTATGTAAAAGTCACCATTGTCTAAACGTGTGTAGGCTGTGAAGCCTGTAGAAGGCCAACGAGTGACACGGTAAGAACCGTTCTCTGTTGTACCTCTAACGTCAAAGCAATAGGTGTTGTCCTGACCTACAAAAGTTAGTAAGTAAAAACCTTCTTCAGGACTATAAGCAGACCTAAAGAACGTGTTTTCTGTCTGCAGGGCATTAATAATGTCCTTAGTAATGTTTCCTGACAGACTACTAACAGGCATGGACTTCTGTTGTATTGTTCGTCCAAAGCTCTTCAAACCAGTGTGTGACAAAAAGATCACGTCAGTACCAGTGTACTGCACAGTGTCCCTGTCTACGCAACCAACGCCTGCTACAGTGTCTACCAATGTCATCGTAGCTGGTGCTTCTGCTCCTTGGTACACCACAATGCTGCGCTTACCAAAAATAATAAGGAAGCCGTTGTGTGCCGCTAAAGCTACAATCTCGTCATAACCATCAGGCCAGACTTTGGATATGTCAATAGACCCACTAGTGCCGCCTGAGTAGTCATGGCCTATCAATAAGTCAGACCAGTAAACAGTAGAAGGACTGGTGCTAAGACCTGTTACCCAAAGACGACCGTAAGCGGCACAAACTTCGTTACCTTGTACAATACCAGCAGCACCAGAGACTGAGTCTAGACGCACTACGGACGTACCGTCGTACACTAAAGGTGCATGAGAAGCTTGAAACAAGTACGCCTTGTCGTTAAAATTAACAATCTTCCAGTTGTCCGCTGTAACTGTATATCCGCCTGGTGTAGCGTCAGTAAGCGTAGTAGTACCTGTGAATATCTTGTTGTTGCCTACAGACAGAACTACGTTGCTACCACTACTTCTTTCAAACTCCTTTATAGCTCTAATAGAACCAGAGCCTAACGCTGTCTTGTCAGTTGTAATAACACTATGACCCTTACGTGCCGCAATACGACCACGTTTGTCAATCACAGCGTTGTCTGCTATTTCAGCAAACGACGGGTCTTGTGCTAACGGCGAATCTTCGGTGTTGATACCTTTGAACGCTGGTGCTACAAGATTGATACTCTTTAGTTCTTGAGCCATATCAGATAGTCCTAAAGTACATCTCTTCTGGATGCTTAGCTGCGTCTATTGCGATAGCGTCAGACAAGTACCTATCAGCAATACCAAAGTACTCAGCAGTAGAAGTTCCTCCTGTTTCTCCACGTTCACGAGCCAACAGAGCCACAGCTAGGTGTACCACAGGTTGTGAAGGTACTAGCAGTGAGTCCGTGTTAGCACTTAAGTCAGCCTGTCGCTTAATCACGTCAAACCGCAAGCTGTACACACCGTCTGGTGTTGGACCTACGAGTACTTGCGTGTCACCGCTGGCGTCAAGGCCGTTGTACGTGTAGTACATAGGTGCGCCTGTAGCAGTGTTATTAATATACAGTTGCTCGTTAAACCAGTCCTTACTTTGGTACTCCATAAAGACGTTACTAGTGTCGTTAACCACACACATAACTTTTACGTTGTCACCACAGTCCGTCAAGGAATACGTATTGTCATCAGCCGTAGTAGAAACAGTAATAGTGCTTCTCAAGGCTGACCAGTCGTTAGACTCCTCTACTAACTTTTTAGCGTCGTTAATAAAGTCACCAACCATCTTGTTATAAGTAGTGCTAGTAACCGACGTGGTTTCTTCCTCACGCAGTCTACGTAACACGTTGTTCATAAGGTTTAAGTATGTCATCCGATATATTCCTTAAACAAACTGCTTGTTATTCCTATTGGACCTAATGTCTCTTCTAAAGACGCCACGTAGTCAACTTGAGGTGCTTGACCTATTTCTTCCAAAGTAGGCAACTCGTAAGTAATGCCTGACATGAAAGGAGTGAAGTCAGTTCTTTGAGGTGCCGCTGCTGTCATCATTCCTGTACCACCAACACCAGGTCCGAAGCCGTCACCAGTTCCAGTCCCTGTTCCAGCACCTGAACCGCTTCCAGTTCCAGTACCGTCTCCTACACCAGTTCCAGCACCAGTACCATCTCCTGTACCGTCTCCAGTTCCTGTAGTGTCCTTACCGCGTGTTTCAGTGTCTTTACGTTCCTGCTCAGACGACTCAAGATCCTTCTCTAGCTGTTCGTCAGCAGCGTCTTTCTGCGCTTGTTCAGCATCCTTGGCTTCTGTTTCAGCAGCTGCGTCCTTCTGAGCATTCTCGTCTTTGGTAGCTTCCTCAGCCGCTTGTTGTTCCTTAGCGGCTTCTTCAGCAGCCTGCTGTTCCTTAGCTTGCTCTTCAGCTGCTTGTTCCTTAGCGGCTTCTTCAGCAGCCTGCTGTTCCTTAGCTTGCTCTTCAGCTGCTTGTTCCTTAGCGGCTTCTTCAGCAGCCTGCTGTTCCTTAGCTTGCTCTTCAGCTGCTTGTTCCTTAGCGGCTTCTTCTGCTGCTACTTCCTCTTTACGAGTCTGCTCTGCTTCTTCCTTACGTGCTTGCTCAGCAGCTTCTTTATTAGCCTGTTCTGCTTCTTCCTTTTCCTGAGTCTCAGCAGCAGCTTCTTTTTCTGCTCTTTCTGCTGCAGCTTCTTCCTTTTCTTGAGTCTCAGCAGCAGCTTCTTTTTCAGCTTCCTCAGCGTCCTTAGCTTCGTCCTCAGCTTCCTTTTCTGCTGTTTCAGCTTCGGCGTCTTTCTGTGCTTCTTCTGCAGCTACTTCTTCTTTTTCTACAGTTTCAGCAGCAGCGTCCTTCTGAGTTTGCTCAGCTTCCTTGCCAGCCTCTTCAGCAGCCTGCTGTTCCTTTTCGTCCTCTTCAGCGTCCTTAGCGGCTTCCTCAGCGTCTTTTTGTTGCTCTTCAGCGTCCTTGTCTGCTTCTTCTGCTGCTTGTTGCTCTTTGGCTTGTTCTTCAGCGTCCTTCTCTTGAGCCTCAGCTTCTTTGTCAGCTTCTTCAGCAGCTACTTCTTCTTTTTGTTGCGCTTCGGCTTCCTTGTCTTCGGTTTCTGCTTGAGCTTCTTTCTCTTGCGCTTCGGCTTCCTTGTCAG